TTTGAGGGGGTAGAGACCCTATCCCCTCTTTTAAAAGAAAGTAAATAATGGCAAAACCAACACTATGTTTTTTGACCTATGATTGGTCATGGGGTACTAAGCCACTACAACCAAATGGATGTGCTTGGTATAGATGTCTTTTACCTATGAAAGAACTGGAAAAAAAAGGTTGGGAAGTTGGAATGGGTTTCCCAGGTTTCTCAGAACAACACGGCTTTGGACTATTAATACCAGATAAAAAAGCAATACATGGTTGGGACATTATTGTATTAAAACTTATGATGTTAGAAGGAATTGTTGATCAAATTCCAAAAGCAAAAGCGGTAGGACAAAAGATAGTTATTGATATTGATGATCATCATGCTGGATTAGAAAAAACAAATATGGCATATATTGCTACTGATCCTAAAACTAATCCAAAAAACAATAGAGAGCATTATTTCAGATCAATGGAAATGGCTGATGCCTTAATTACTTCTACCCCATTTTTAAAAGAATTTTATGAAAAAAAATATCCAGATAAACCAATCTATTTAATAAGAAATGGTATTGATCTTAAACACTTTAATATGAGAAAAGATAAATCTGGGTTATTTCCTACGATTGGTTGGGTTGGGGCTACACCTTGGCGTTCTGGTGACCTAGAAACATTAAATCCTTTTGTTGGTAACTTTATAGAAAAAAATCAATTAAGATTTCATCACTCTGGAGCCATTTTAAATGCTCCAACAGTTCAAGAACAAATGGGTATACCAGTAAAAAGTTTTTCTTCTCAACCAATGAAACCAATTCTTACATATGGAGAATTATTTAACCGTATAGATATAGGCTTAGTTCCATTAAGAGAAGTAGAGTTTAATCGGGCAAAATCATTTATTAAAGGACTAGAATATGCTGCTGCTGGAGTTCCATTTATCTCAGAAGATATGGAAGAATATTCTTATCTATATAATGAATATGGAATTGGAAGGGTAGCAAAAACAGAAGATCAATGGCTATCTCATTTAGAAGATTTGAAGAATCCTAAAACAAGGAATATTGAAAGACAAAATAATTATAAACTAGTAAAAGAATTTCATACTATGGAAAAACGTGGTGATGAATGGGATAAAGTTTATAAAGAAATAAAAGAACTTTAATACCATCCGTTGCTATATCTAAAGTCCCAAGCCTTACAACCATCACCATATACAACCTTTACATATTCAACCATTGCATCTATTTGATCATAAGGATTTTTAGTCTTTTCAAAGTCTACTAATTTCCAAGTACTATTTAAAAATTGACCTATACCAAATGCTGTTGATTTAGGGTTTTGGGCAAGAGGATTCCATTTGCTTTCTTTATCAATAATATTAAAATAGCAAAGTTCTTCTCTTTCAGGAACAATATCTTTTAAGTACTCTTGATATGCGGCAATAGCAGGCTTTGATTTAGGTTTTTCAAATATAGCACGAGACCTTGCTGCAGTAGTGCTAGAAGCCTCTCTAGCGGCCTGTACGGCCCCTAAAACACTTGAAGTGGTCTGTCCTTCTGGGACGACCACTAACGGTTCTGCGGGGTATAAAGTATATGACCTATCCAGTCGATTTATATAAGTTCCAATAACAATAAATACAATTAATGCTAATAATACTTTCTTCACAAGTTACCTCCTTGAAGAAGCCATTTTTAGTTACCATACTAGTATAACCCTTTTATTCCTGAAAATCAAGTTTTTATAAATATTTGTTATATTTGACATTTATTAAATTATGTGCTATTGAGCAATATGTATATATCTTTAATATATTTAATATTATTAATATATTTATTATTATATATATTTAATCTATTCCCACCCTACCACCCATTAATTTTATACCTTGGATTTAAATTTGTCAATAGTAGTTTTAATGTTTTGAATAATATTTATTCCTGGATCAAAACTAGAATTGCAGGTGATGCACTCAAAGTAAACTTCTCCAGAATCTTTCTCTTTTGTAACAATAATATCATCTTCACCAAAAGGACATGTGATTTTTTTCACTAAGCCTTGGTCAGATAGATTGTTATAAAAATGAACTTCTTTGGCAGATAGTGCCATTTGACTCTCCTCATAAACTCGTGTAGAATACTATTATCCCATAAAATCAAAAACTAGGAGTTGTATTTATTAATGTCATTTATTAACGAAAACGGATCGATAACAGATCCATATAAGAATTTTATTCATATCTCAAGATATGCAAGGTGGGTTGAAGACAAAGGTCGTAGAGAAACTTGGGTCGAAACAGTAGATCGATATATCAACTTTATGAAAGACTTTTTAATATTAAATTATGGTTATAGCCCAAATGCAAAAATATTTGATGAAGTAAAAGACGCAATCTTAAATCATAGAATTATGCCTTCAATGAGAGCATTGATGACAGCAGGTCCAGCATTAGAACGTGACCACATTGCAGCATACAATTGTTCATTTATTGCAGTTGACAGTCTACGTGCATTTGACGAAGCAATGTATGTTCTAATGAATGGAACAGGTGTTGGATTTAGTGTTGAATCAAAATATACAGATGAACTTCCAATTATTGCAGAATCATTTAATAAAACAGAAACTACTATTGTAGTAGAAGATTCTAAACTTGGATGGGCAAAAGCATTTAAAGAATTAATTGCATTATTATCACAAGGACAAGTTCCTCAATGGGATATGTCAAAGGTTCGTCCAGCAGGTGCAAGACTAAAAACTTTTGGTGGACGTGCATCTGGTCCAGGACCACTTGGCACTCTATTTACATTTACGGTAGACACATTTAAAAATGCTGCTGGTCGTAGATTAAAGCCAGTAGAAGCACATGACTTAATGTGTAAGGTAGGTGAAGTTGTAGTAGTAGGTGGAGTACGCCGTTCTGCTTTAATATCACTATCAAATCTTGATGATTTTGAAATGGCAAAAGCAAAGAGTGGACAATGGTGGGAAACTCAACCGCAACGTGCTTTAGCAAATAACTCAGCAGTTTATAACACTAAACCAAATACTGCTCAATTCTTACGCGAGTGGAGAAATCTTTACGAATCAAAATCTGGTGAAAGAGGAATCTATAATATAGGATCAGTTCGTAAACATGTTGAATCATTCGGAAGAAGAGATGCATCTTTAGTATCTGGAACCAATCCATGTGGAGAAATTATTCTTCGTCCAAATGAATTTTGTAATTTAACAGAAGTTGTTATTTCAGCAGATGATACAAGAGAAGACCTTTTAGAAAAAGTTAGATTAGCCACAATTCTTGGAACATGGCAATCAACACTAACTAATTTTAAATACCTTCGTAAAACATGGAAAGATAACTGTGAAGAAGAAAGATTGCTTGGAGTATCTTTAACAGGAATTTATGGAAATAAAATAACTTCAACTGCAGGAAAAGCATTAGAACAGTTGTTGACTGACATGAGGTTAGAATCAGTTAAGGTAAATGAATATGAAGCAAAAAAATTAAACATTAACCCATCTGTATCTATTACTTGCGTAAAGCCTTCTGGCACTGTAAGTCAACTGGTCGGGGTGTCAAGTGGTATTCATCCATGGTATTCAGAATATTACTTAAGAAGTGTTCGTGGAGATAATAAAGATCCATTGACACAATTTTTAAAAGATTCAGGAGTTGCATACGAACCTGATTTTATGAAGCCAGAAGAAACTACAGTATTTTATTTTCCTCAAAAGGCTCCTAAAAATGCAACTGTAACAAAAGATTTAACAGCCATAGATCATTTAGAGATGTGGAAAACTTATAGAACATATTGGACAGAACATAATCCTAGCGTTACAATCAATGTTCACGAAGATGAATGGTTAAAGGTTGGTGCATGGGTTTTTGATAACTTTGATTCAATTGGTGGAGTGTCTTTCTTACCAGCAAGTGAACATACTTATAAACAGGCCCCATATCAAGAAATTTCTAAAGATGAGTATGAAGAGTGGCTAAAGAAATCACCTTCTAATATTCAATGGGAAATGTTGTCTATTTACGAAAAAGAAGATGGTACCACTGGAAGTCAAGAACTTTCATGTGTTGCAGGGGTATGCGAAATAGTAGATATCACTAAGTAGCGGCATGCTAAAATAGATTAGAGGTTAATATGTCTCATAAAATTTCTAATACTTATGCTGCCAAGGTTTTTGCAGAGCACCCACTAGCCCTATGGAACCTAGATGACGAAATATACTATATTTCTGCTTTAAATTCTACATATGTAAATATTAATAATTGGATTATTTATAACTCCAGTGGACTATTTTTAGAATCATATACTATTCCAATAGAAACCCCTCTATCAGAAAACAATATGGGGGTATTTAGAAAAACTCCAAGTGCTAGTGTTAACTTTGCTAAAATAACCTCTGCTTCTATAAGTTACTCTGACTTAGATCAAACAAAAAATACTATAAATATTTCAGCATTTATTTATGAATATTCTTCATTAATCGATTACTATGATTTAGGATTTGAATATTCAGATGGAACAAGAAGCGTTACTAGATACAACTCATCGGGAGTTGGAAACTGGCTTACCCTAGAACACTTATCAACAATACCTTTAGGAGCAAATACAATACTTCCATTTATAGAAATTAAATATTTAGAAAGTGAAAATGAAAACGTTGATACTATGATTAACTCTATATCGGTTGGCCAATGGTCAGAAATATATATTAGAGATAGTGAAGGATCAATACCAGAAACTTTAACAAATTTAGATTTAATTAATTTATTACCAAATACTTCTTATAAAGTTATTCCAGTAGACGCATATGGGTTTAGAGATGAAGATAATGGATACGTAATAGTAGATAATAATAAAATTCTTTCAACCAATGAAAATTTTCCTATGGTGTATGGAGCAACAAATATAACAAATATTCACAGTCCAGTTACTAACAATATGCCATCTATAGTCTTTCCAGGAAAAGGGTTTTTAAATAAAAATGGAGAATATGTAAATTTAACTGCAGAGTTTTGGCTAAGAATAAATCCTACTACCAATAGTGCAATAAAAATTTTTGGCCCAATGTCCTCTAATGATGGGCTATACGTAGATGAAGAATTCATAACAATTCAAGTTGGAAAATATTCTAAATCTTATTTTATAGGAAAATGGTATAGACCAATGTTGGTTGATATAAGATATAGTTCAAGCCTAGTTTCGGTTCTAATTAATGGTGACGAAGTTATTTCTATGAATATAGATATATCACAAATAGAACTACCTCCTAAATTATTTGATTGGATAGGTTTTTTTGGAAACGAAGACATTTATCCATTTCAAGTAGATTGTTTAGCAATTTATCCATACTTAGTTCCAGATCAAGTTGCTAAAAGAAGATTTATCTATGGACAAGCAGTTCCTCAAGTTGAAAGCATAACTAATGGTTTGGGCGGAGACTCTTTTGTTTTTGATTTTGCATTTGCAAATTATACTTCAACAATAAATTATCCAGACATGAATAGTTGGACTGGTGGATATTTTAATAATCTTAATGCAAATACAAGATATTTAGGATTTCAAGAATACTCTGTCCCAGAATTTAAATTTACTGGAGAGTTAGGAATTTTTACTTTATCTATCAATGCTAGAACATGGGATGAATCGGCACTGCAAGAATGGGTAGACTGGCTGCCATATTCTTGGCTAGGTATCAGAGAGATTAAAGATACAAATATATACGATGACAACTTTCTTATTCAAGACGAAAACTATCCTTTTATCAAAATAAGACCAAATTCCGCTTACGATAATATTTATGGATCAATAGAATTTGATTCAATAAATCCTATATTTGAAAAGGTTTCTTCTGTATATGGAATATTTAAAGCACCGTCAACCTTAACAGAAACTCCTCAAACATTAATGCATTTTTATAATAGTTTTAATTCTAATGTTTTTACAATAACTTTAGATAATGAAGGATTGAAATATAAATATAATGACGATGTTCTCAAAGTTTTGCCAGTTGTTGAAAACAGTGAGTTTGCTGCAGGTATAAACATTGATAGCATAAATCAAAATTACAGTAAAAGAATAAATGATTTTTTTGCTAATCCACAATCAATTTCTATGAGTTTATTAGGAAAAGATCAAAATATTTTCTTAGGTAAATTTTTTAATATTACTTTTAATAACTCTTTTTTTACAACAAAAGATATGTTATCCAAATTTGAATTTTTAGGATTTGCCCTTGGTCAGGTTACGGATTCAGATTATAAATATGTTGGAAACTACACGTTAAAGCCTCTTACTACAACAAATTCTTTATATTTAGACGTATGCTCTTCTGGATACTGGGAAGACTCTTTGCCATTATCTTACTTTGGAAAATTGGTGACAGACAAAGGTGGTAGCAAATATTATGATCTAGATATGATTCAGTTTAATATTGAATACCCTTCTCCAATTGTGGTAAACCCATCTTCTGTGTCTTCATACAATGATGATGTAAAGATAAAAGCATATATTACTCTTCAAGATTTTGAAGAGGTAGGTAAAACTAATTATTCAAGATATTCAAATACAGTTAATATCGGAGCAAACAGAGTACTAGATTTTGATAATACAGATGATATTTTAGTAACAAAATTTGAGGTAGTGGATGGAACAATTATATTTCCCCCTAAAGAACTTGTAGATTTTAAAGATTATTATATAACTGTTCATTTAGAACTAACTGTAAATGGAGTAAATTATAAACCTCTGCAAATTAAAAGAATGTCTTTTTCTTCCCTATCTACAAACGAAAAAAGTTTTATAGAAATAAATGCTAAGAATGGAAACAAGGTTTATACAATATCAAGATATGATAATGCCTATTCATACAAAGATAAAAATCCTTTTGCAATATATAAAGATTCAACTCCATATTTATATTTAACTGGAGATTCTGGAATAACACTTTTACCATATAACTCTAATTCTGTTAGAGCATTTTCAATTCCTATAAATCAAGAAAAAATTTTAGAATACTCTCCAGCGGGTATACAGATATGGGCTATGTACAACAAAGATATTCTATTTAATGGCGTCACTAGTTTATGTAGAATAAATGGAGTTGATAGAATTTATAATGTTATTGTAATAGCAATAGACGATGGGCAAAGAGGCTTAGTAAAGGCATTTGATGCAGAAACAGGGTTGGAAGCCTCAGAAATAAACTTTTATCAAAATGGAGATCTAGTTAAAAATCCAGTGTTAAATCCATTAATATGGACATCTTTAACAATTTCATTTGGAGAAGACATTGTTTTAAACGGAGTATCTGGACAACTAGAATTATATGAAGGATTTATATATAATAATATTGCTATATATCAAAAATCAAAAGATATTTTATCTCAAAGAATTGAGGCAAGAACTTGGCAAGAGGTAAGGTCTTTAGAAACAATAGGAGAAGCCTTTACAACTACAATTAACTATGATTGGGAAGACTGGACAGTTGATTTGTGGGACAAGGTATATTCAGCAGTTGTTTCTTTAAGTTATACAATTGACGGAAAAAGTATAAATGGGTCATTTATCGGAAATTCTATACTAGTTTCTGATGATAGTAGCGTTGTATCTATAAATTCTGAGGGTGTAGACTTAATTTCTGATGTAGTTTGGGACACAATTGTTGTCAAACCAGTGTAATATGGTATACTTGTGTACATGAATTCAAAAAAATTAAAAAATAATGGTAAGCCAAGGGTAAGTATTGTAGAAAAACAGTCAGACTGGGGCATCTATGTGTGGATGTGTGATTTTGATAACAAGCCCTTTGGAGATGGAAATGGAAATATCATGAACATTCCAGGTAGACCTTATGATTTAGAAAAAATGGCAAAGATTAGACAGGCAGCCCAACATTACAATGCACCTGTTGGAAGGGTACAATTTATGGCTGGCGTAAATAGAGTTTCAGATGAAGAACACAAGAATCAAATAGACAGAATGAAAGAAGGACTTATTCCTAGTGAAACAGATATAGGTGCTTGGATGCTTGCTCAAAAGGGGTTAAATAAAAATGGAAGATAATGGTGCTATAGCCAAGATAGATAATCTTGATAAAGTAGATAAAAAAGAAAAAATAGATCCATTTAATATTGATGGAGAACTTATTAAATCTTATGATGGAATACATCAAAATTTTAAACGTAAAATTTCTAGAACTGTAAATAAAGCATTTATGGGTGTTGACGATACTAGATCAAAACAACTATTTCCAGAAATGGACATGGTTACAGCCTATGGACTGTTTGATGTTGTTCTCCCCCCATACAACCTAGATGAACTTGCTTACTTTTATGAAAACTCATTTGCCAACCATGCTGCCATTCAAGCAAAAGTAGCAAACATAGTAGGACTTGGCTACTCATTTAATATGACAGACTCAACAGTGGCAAAATTAGAAGAGGCTCCAGACGATATGTCATTAATGAGGGCACAAAGAAAAATTCAAAGAGCCAAGGCAGACTTAACTGACTGGGTAGAAAGTTTAAATGACGAAGATACATTTACACACGTATTAGAAAAGGTATACACAGATGTTGAAACTGTAGGTAATGGATATATTGAAATTGGTAGAAAGATCAATGGAGATATTGGATATATTGGACATATCCCAGCAACAACAATTCGTGTACGCCGTATGCGTGATGGATATATTCAAATAGTAAACCAAAAAGTTGTTTATTTTAGAAACTTTCAAGAATCTAAAGATATTAATCCAGTGACTAACGATAATAGACCAAATGAATTAATTCATATTAAAAAGTATTCTCCAAAAAACTCTTATTATGGAGTGCCAGATACAGTAGCATCTGCAACCTCTATGGTAGGAAATGAACTTGCTGCAAAATATAACGTAGACTATTTTGAAAACAAAGCAGTTCCAAGATATATTGCTGTAGTAAAGGGTGCAAAGTTAAGTTCAGATGCAGAAGATAAATTCTTTAGATTTATGCAAGCAGGACTAAAAGGACAAAACCATAGAACTCTTTATATACCACTTCCTGGAGATGGCCCAGATAATAAGGTAGATTTTAAATTAGAACCAATTGAGAATGGTATTCAAGATGGATCATTTGATAGATATCGTAAAGCAAATCGTGATGATATTTTGATGGCTCATCAAGTTCCATATTCAAAGGTTGGCGGTGGTGCAGGTATTTCTATCGCATCAGCATTGGTGGCAGATAGAACATTTAAGGAACAGGTAGCAAGACCAGCACAAAGAAATCTAGAAAAAACCATTAACAAAATTGTTAAGGAAAAAACAGATATGCTTGCCCTTAAATTTAACGAACTAACATTGACAGATGAGCAAACTCAAAGTCAAATTGATGAGAGATACTTGCGTATGCAGGTGCTTGTTCCAAATGAGGTTCGTGAAAGATTGAACTATCCAGTTCGCCCAGGAGGCTCTGAACCAATTGTTTTAGGAGCACAGGCAAGGGCTGAGCAGGTAGCCCAATCTACTGGAAATAGAAATAGGGACCAAGAAAGAACTAACAATGCGTCTGATTCTGCTTCAACCACTGATGGAAGAAATGCCCAGGGTGAAGGCAGAAGGCAACAATAATTTGTTATAATATTTTAAAGTACCTATAAACACTTATTATAATAGAGGTAGCATGACTAATTTATCTAAAGCATTTTGGCACTCAGAAGAAAATAGCATTAAGTTATCGATGCCAATTGCTAAAATCGACAAAGAGAAACGTACCGTTTCTGGGTTTGCTACATTAGACAATGTTGACAAGCAATCAGATATTGTCCCAACAGATGTGAGTGTAAAAGCCTTTGAAAGATTCAGAGGAAACCTTCGTGAAATGCACATGCCTATTGCAGTCGGCAGGGTAATGTCATTTAAATCAGACAAGTTTTATAATCAAGAAGAGGACAAATTTTATAATGGAGTTTTTGTAAATGCATACATTTCTAAAGGTGCTCAAGATACTTGGGAAAAGGTTCTTGATGGCACTCTTTCTGGCTTTTCTATTGGTGGTAGTATTAAAGAATCTGACCAGGTATACAATGCCGAGATGGATAAGTCAATTCGCGTTATTAAAGACTATGAACTCCATGAACTCTCATTAGTAGATAATCCAGCCAATCAATTTGCAAATATTATTTCAATTGAAAAAATGGCTGACGGACAAAACAAATTTGATGGTATTATTAGTAAGGTAGATCTTGAAAATGTTTACTGGTGCGAATCAGATGCAATAGTTAGACTATCTCAAGAAGAAGATTCATGTTGCCCATCATGCGATAAAGGTATGGTAAATATAGGGTTTGTTGAATCTAATGATACTGAAAAGAATTCTGTGGTAAAAGGATTAATTGAATCACAGAAAAATAGACTTGGTGATAAAGTAACCAAGGCTGAAAATCCTGATAAGGAGGGGAATATTATGGCAAAAGAAAATGTAGAACCAGCAATTGTTGCTGAAGAAAACATTGTAAAGTCTGAGGGAACTGAAGAAGTAACTCCTGCACAAGAAGCAGCACCTGCTGAAGAAGCAGCACCTGCAGAAGAAGCAGCACCTGCTGAAGAAGCAGCACCTGCAGAAGAAGCAGCACCTGCTGAAGAAGCAGCACCTGCAGAAGCAGAAGCCCCAGCACAAGATGCCGCCACTCCTGCTGAAGAAGCACCTGCTGAAGAAGCACCTGCTGATCTAGCAAAGGCTGTTGATACAGTACAAGAATCTATTGATGAGGTTCAAAATACAGTTGCTTCAGCACTTGGAGACTTGGTGGCTACCGTAAAGTCACTAAATGACAAAATGGCAGAACTACAAAAAAGCATTGCTTCCGCACAAGAGGAAATTAAAGGCATTAAAGGCAATGTAGATGAGTTTGGAAAGCGTGTCGATGAATTAGAAGACGACACTGCTGTCCGTAAGTCTGGCGACCTAGGCGGGGTCGTTCAGGAAACACAAATAACAAGAAAATCGATGTGGGGCGGGCGTTTCCTCAATTCCGCTGACCTATATCGTTAAATTCACTGGGAGGTGAAATAATTATGGCAGAAGAAATTTTAGAAAAGGCTGCTGCTACAGGATCTATCGTTTCTGGTGGTATTGGTGGTGTAACAACCCCAGCCGCAGGAGACCTTGGTGTCGCAGGTGCCGCTGGTAATGATGGCGGTATTCTTGCTCCTGAGCAATCACGCCAATTTATCGAATACATATTCGAACAACAAGTGCTAGCAAGAGATGGACGCAGAGTAACAATGCGTACAAATTCTGCAGAACTTGAAAAACTTAACGTTGGAGAACGTGTAATCCGTGCCGCTGCACAAGCAGATGCAACTTACACAAACGCTGGTGTTACTTTCACAAAGGTAGAAATCTCTACAAAGAAGATTCGTCTTGACTGGGAAGTATCAACTGAAGCACTCGAAGACAACTTGGAAGGTGCAGGATTGGAAGATCATTTGGTCCGTACAATGACTCGTGCTTTCGCAAACGATCTCGAAGATCTC